ACACGGCGTTGACCGAGAAGAAGACGTGGTCTACGACGAATGGCGGGTCGTCGTATATACAGGTCACACCGTTCTTCTGGACGAACTGGCTTCAAATCTATGGGAGCACGACCGCCATCCGTATGAGCGTTTCGTCGACGAAGAACTCGGGGAGTTTTGGCCGACGCCAATCACTTCGCATCTTGCACCCTGCCAGATTGCGATTGATCGACTCCTCAGCTCGGTACAAGGCAATGCCGAGCTGATCGGCAATCCGTCCTTCCTCGACATCGCCGGCTCGGGGATCTCCCGTCAGCAGATCATGAACCGCCCCGGACAACGGCTCGAGATGAACTCCAACGCCGCTCAGGCCGGGGGAGGGCCCCGGTGGATGACACCGCCTGAGATGCCCCAGTTCGTCATGAACACCATCCAGTTCTGGATCGGGCGCATGGAGAACATATCGGGCCTCTCGGGGCCACAGAAGGGCCAACAGAGCACAGGGAGACCCGCGCAGCAGACCGTGCAGGCCACTCAGGAGGCCGGGTTCGTCCGTATCAGGTCTGCCTTGCGGAATCTCGAGCGGACGCTCGGGTCGATCGGCAACCTCGTGGCCAACCTGATCGTGCAGAACTACGACGCGCCGAGAGTCGTGGCCATCGTCGGAGATGACGGGACCGACACCGCCATCAGACTCTCAGCCCAGCACTTCTACATGCCCAAGAAGGACTCGGACGGCAGGGTCGTCAGTGAGCCGCTCAAGTTCTCGTTGGTCGTGAAATGCGGGAGCTCGGCCCCGACTTCGCGTCAGGCGAGGATCGCAGAAGCCGACGCCCTGTTCGCCATGCACGCCATCGACGCGCAGGCAGTGCTCCAAGCGCACGCCTGGCCGAACTGGCAACAGGTCGTCCAGCGGATGCAGAAGGAAGCCCAAGCAGCCGCGGCAGCGCAGGCTCAGGCCAAGGGCGGGAAGGGTCAACCGACAGGACCCGGAACCGGGCATCCCCATTGACAACTTTGATTGCAAAGCGCAGGATACGGGCATGACCGTCTGGGCGTTCCTTCACTGGCTTTCCGTTCACCACCTCGAGCTGTTCCACGGCTACGGGGGTAGATGGATCTGGCACCGGGTATAGGAGGCACATGAGACCACTGTCCGCAGTCGCCGTCATCATCACGTTCGTGCTGTTCGGCCTCGACGTAGCAGGGTGGGCCACGATCAACGGGAAGTTCATGGGCGTCGTGTTCATCATCGCCGCCGTGCTCATCTTGATCGACGCCTTCTGGGCCTACGCACCTGCTCTCGGAGTCAGACGCAACCCGCCGGCATGAGCGGAGCAGCCTGGATCGTCCTGGTGGTCCTGCTCCTGATCGTCATGGGCGTCATCGTCGTTCACTAGCCAGAGGCGCAGGGCCGACAGGCCCGAGCACGCTTCTTGCCTTCTACCTTCCAACCCCACCCTCCACCGAACGACCCCCTGGTGCGGAGTGCTAACTGCTGCAAGCAGGCTCTGGGTCTACATTGCACCGGGGATCGCAGGGGGTTTCTCTTGCGTCCCGATCCGGCTTTTACGGCCCAGAACATCTGCGCTCCGGGCTGCCAAGCTCAGGGCGTTGGGTAGTAGTTGTCGCGCCGTTGGCGTAGGATGTCAAGTGGCGTCGTACTGCCAAGCTCCGATGCCAGACCTGGACGCTGGGTCTTGAGGTGGCCCCCCCGCTCCGCACAGAGCCCTCGGGGGGCCGCTTCGCGTGTCCACCCCTTGCGAGTAGGCCAGCGGTACGGTTGTTGCCGTGACGTGGAAGGAGTACGGGGCCTGCATCGGACGCGACCCCGAGCTGTTCTTCCCCGACCCAGCGCACGGCAAGAAGGCGGCAGACGCGGCCAAGATGGTGTGCGCCGGCTGCTTCGTCCGCGGCCAGTGCCTCGACCACGCGTTGACGAACCACGAGGTCGGCATCTGGGGGGGCACGACCGAGAAGGACCGCAAGCGAATCCAGGCCCGCTACATCCGCAACAAGGCTCTTGCGAGCAGGGCCCAGGCCCAGTAAGGATTGCCACCATGCCGTACTGCTCACCACGTTCGACCCGTGCCATCGCAGACTCGGGGTATCAGCGCGACGAGTCCTGCGACATGCAGCGGGCAGCCGACGGCCACCGGGCCATGCCCCGCTACCCCGACGGGCGTCCCTTCGACCTGTGCGACGACACGCCCAAGCACCTGTCTGAGATCCGCAATCCACGAGAGGACTTCACCTGATGGCACGGCGCGGCGCACCCAACCACTTCCGAGCCCGCAACAAGGGCGGTATGCACGGCGGCCACCGCCACAGCTCCAACGCCCGCCCGCCGCGTCCAGTGAGCAAGGGACGCGGCCGGTAGTGGCCTTCAAGTCCCTCATCTACAAGACCGGGAACCGGGGCGGCAGGCGCTTCGGGAACCGCCGCTCGTCCAAGCGCCGGTGAGCCGTGAACACGAACTACTCGAAGAAATCCTCAGACGAACGGAGAAAATGATGGCCGACCTGACAGCACTCAACGGGGCGGTGGAAGCCAACACGGCCGCCGTCAACTCAGCCGTGTCCGCGCTGGACTCGTCTGACGACCAGGCCGGGGTGGACGCCGTAACGGCGACCATCAACGCCAACAACGCCGCGCTGACCGGAGCACTCCCGGCCGCGCCGGCAGCCCCCGTCGACACCGCGCCGGTCGACCCCACCACGGGCGGGGCCATCTCGACCGACAACCCGACGGACACGACCACCGACACGCCACCGGCCGCGCCCACACCGGACACCGCGGGGTCCGTCGCATAGATCGTTGAGTAGGAGAGACTCGGGAGGCCGAGCGCTCCTCAACCAAAGGAGGTGATTGCTAATGGCTCGTCACAAGCGGGGTGGTCGCAAGCACGGCCGCAAGTAGTCGCAGGGGACACGGGTGGCTCAACCTTCCTGGATGAACTCCCCCACCCGTGGTCCTGTTGAGCGTCGTGGAGTCGGTATGCGTACCCTTCTCAGAACTTCTCGGCGCTCTACAGGATTCAAACAAGGAGAGATGACATGGCAACGACCCCGGTCAACCGCTCGGCGTCGAACTACATGGGCAAGGGTGGCAAGACCAATGTCCAGATGCAGGGCCAGACGAACAGCGGCGGCTACGGCAGCGACCTCAACCTCGAGCGCCGCCTGCCCCACCCGCCGTCCGACGTGAAGCCCACGTAGTTGGCCTCTGGCCCGCAGTCCTTCACCGACGGCCTCCAAACGCTCGCGTCCGACGCGATGCGCCTGGCGACCCTGCCCGACGCTGATCCGGTCTTCTGCATGAAGCTGGCCCAGGCTGTCGTGGCCAAGGCGCGGATGCCCGCGGGCCAGCACCAAGGCGGCGGCGCCCCCGGCGGGCCTCCTGGCCCGGGGGGAGGCGGACCAGGAGTGGGTCCGGCCGGTATGCCAGGAGGTCCACCAGGGGGAGCACCGGCCAACGGCCAGATGCCGACGCTGGGCGCACCGACGATGGGCGCAGGACCCTCCCAAGGACTTAACCCCCGAGCCAACAACGGCGATGAAATCCGACGCATGATCTCAGGAGCCACTTCGTGAGCGACGCCCTCCCCACCGATGAGACACCACAAGAAGAGACCGTGGCCGCTGAGCCACAAGACCATCTCGCAGACCTCGGGCTCGAGCTCACCGACGAGGAGCGTCAACAGGCTGAGGAGATGGTGGCGCGGCTACGCGACCAGTTCGAGTTCGAGGACACCACGCCCGAGCCAGAGCCCGAGCCAGAAGAAGCTCCTGACGAGGCACCCGAAGAGGAGCCAGCTCAAGAACCAGAACCAGAGCCCGCCGCTCCCGTAGCGCAGCACGCGCCCTCGCGTGACCGCATCGAGATCGACGGCAAGGAGTACATCTTCATCGACGGGCAGCCCATCTCGGTCGACGAGATCCGCCAGTCCCGCTCCCTCGCCCATGAGCGCGCCGTCGCCCCTCCCGCCCCCGAACCAGCGAAACCCCCCGAGTGGCTGGACATGGAGGACCCCCGGGATCAGTTCATCTGGACCCAACTCCAAGAGCAGCAAAAGGCCCTCCACGGGATCGCGGCCAGCCAGCAGCAGATGGTCCAAGAGCAGACCCAGGCCCGCCTCACCAGCGAGGTCGAACAGGGACTTGCAACCTTTAGGACCAACCACCCCGAGTTGACCGAGAACGACATCGGCGCCCTGCGCCTGCACGCGGTGGGCCTCAACATCATCGGCGGCCTGGCCCAGAAGATGCCCGGCCCCGACGCCGTCTTGAAGGCTCTTGACCTCGCGTATCTCGATCATCCAGAGTTTCGGGCGAAGCACGTCGGGGACCCCTCTCCCAAAGAGGAGAAGGCCAAGGCGAGCCAGGAGCGCAAGCAGAAGTTGGGCGCGTTGTCGGGGAGCTCCGGTAGCGCACCCAGACAGGAAACGCCGACTCGACCGACGACTGATCGGGAGATGAAGCAACAAGCGGTTCAGTGGTTGTCCGACCAGAACATCCTCTGAGCCATGACCAAGGAGCAATGACGTGGCCGTAACCTCGATCGGAACCAACACGGTCACCGCGATTGCCCGGCGCTACATCATCCCGCGCATCGTGGACAACGTCTACGGCTCCAACGTCCTCTTCGCCCGCTGGAACAAGATGAACAAGATCGTCATCAAGGGCGGGACGCAGATCGAAGTGCCGGTTATGTACTCGCGCATGGCGGCCGGCGGGTGGTACACGGGCTACCAGATGCTCAACGTCCAGCCGACCGACTCGATCCAGAACGCGGCGCTGGCCTGGAAGCAGGCCTACTCGGCCGTCACGGTCGACGGCCTGACCCTGCTGCGGACAGACGGGGCCGACTCGATCGTGGACTACATCGCCACCCAGTTCAAGCAGGCCGAGATGGACCTGTTCGACAACCTCGGCACCGGCCTCTTCGCTGACGGCTCGAACACCTTGCAGATGGACGGCCTCCAAGAGGTGGTCGACAACGGCACGGTCCAGTCCACCTACGGCACGATCTCCCACTCGGCCAACTCGTGGTGGAACGCCCAGATCGACTCATCGACCACCACCATGACCCTGTTGGCGCTCAACAACATGTTCATGAACTGCACCAGCGGTGGCCGCAACCCGACCATCATCGTGTCGAACAACACGAACTACGGCCGCTACTGGAACCTCAACTTGACCCCCCAGCAGTTCCCCGTCCAGCCGGGCGGCAAGGACGTGCAGCTGGCCCAGAGCGGGTTCGAGAACCTGCTGTTCAACGGCGTGCCGTGGGTCACTGACTCGCACGTCGGGACAACGGCGACCACGGGCGGGCCCTACTTCTTGAACGAGGACTACTTCGAGCTCATCGTCTCGGAAATGGCCAACTTCAAGTTGCAGGACTTCCAGACCCCGGTCAACCAGGACGCCATGACCGCCCTGTTGCTCTGGGCCGGGAACCTCACCTGCGGGAACATCGCACGTCAAGGCCGTTTCACGGACCTCTCAGCCTAGGAGACACATGCCGACAGCACAGATCACCAACATTGCCGGCGCGGACGGTGAGGGCTTCAACACCGGCCCCGACATCCAAGACGTGTTCAACTCGTCGACCACGGCAGCCATCGCCTACGGCGCACTGGTCGCCATCACGACGCCGATCACGGGCACGACCACCACCCAGTTCGAAGTGGCAACAGCCACATCGGTCGCGACCACGGCTCCGCTCAACATCGGCATCGCAGTCGGCGGCACGGCCCCGACCACCACCATCGCGGCGAGCGGCACGGGCCAGGTCGTGCGTCACGGCCACACCCGGGCGCTGGTCGACTCCACCACCTCTCCGACCGTCGTCGGCCACCGCCTCATCATCGGCGGGACGACCGCAGGTTGCCTCTCCGACGCCGGCTCCACCACCGCAGCGGCTGGCGTGAACTACGGCGTGGTCCTCGAAGCGGTGACGATCTCGGGCACCAGCTCGTTGGTGAACATTTGGTTTGAAAAAACGTAGGAACGCACAACCCGAGTAGTACGCTCGGGAAATGCCACTCCCCGTCGCGCTGGGCGTGATGACCGCGGGCGAGATCAGGATGGAGACGGCACAGTCCATCGGTGTCGCCATTGCCGATGAGGTCATCGCCCAGATGTTCTACGTCCAGTCCGGTCCGTACCTCGACAACGGGCGCAACGAGATGGTCCGGATCTTCCGTGACCCGATGGTGCGCGAACGCTGCACCCATCTCCTCATGGTCGACAGCGATATCGCCTTCTCCAACTCCGACATCGTGGCGCTCTACGAGGCGTGTGAGGAGCGAGCCGTTGTCAGCGGGATCTACTACTCGTCCTTCGAGGGCACCCCGCTCCCGATCATCTACGACTGGACCACCAACTCGGCCGGGTTGAAAACGCTCAAGGTCATCGACCACTGGGACGACGGGTGGGGTCTCTGGCCCAGATCCGAGAACCGCGAAGGCCTCGACCCTCTGGTCAAAGTGGAAGCCACGGGCGGCGGGTTCCTCATGATCCGCTACGAGGTCTTGGACGTTCTCGAGAAGCTGCACGGCGAACCCCAGCCCTGGTTCTGCGAGCCGACCATCGACGGCGTCCACTTCGGAGAGGATCTGGCCTTCGGGATGCGGGTCAAAGACGCCGGGTTCAGCGTGTGGGCGCACCGCGGGGTCGAAGTGACGCACTACAAGGTCACTCAGATTGGCCCGCAACCAGGGTCTAACATTCCGTCATGACCCTGCTCAGCCCGCAAACTCCCACCCTCTCGGTCGAGGACAACTTCCGCCTCGTCTACAACGGCACCTACGGGCGCCTGCTGTACCACAAGGACACCAACGAGAACGAGATCGTCATCGAGAAAGGGCCGCTGCCCAAGGGCAAGTTCGTCTGGGATGGCGTCGACCATCTCGGGGGGCTCGAGCCCGGCCAGACCAAGCTCGTCCCCTTCGACCTCATCCGCGTCTATTGGGGGGATCCGCGGTCGCTGATGGGATCGGGCCAGCATGTCGAGGACCGCAGGGGACAGGCGGGGGATGTTCCTCCTCGGGACCACGAGACGCGGAGGTTGGCCTGCCTCTATGGCCTCTATGACACCGACGCCGTGCGGGTGGGCCAGATGGTGCCCGACGTGAGCATCTTCACCGCGGATGACACCGAGGTCGTCTGCCCCGCAACCGACCCCTTGGGTGAGCACGTCTACGGCGTCATCGCCCCCCAGTCCCAGTCCTACGACCTGGCCACCCAGCTAGAACAGATGAAGATGCAGATCAAACTGGTCGAGAACCAACTCAAGGCCCAGGACAAGAAGGGCGACGACAACTCAGGGGATGACGTGGAGGTCGACGGGCCCCCGAAGAAGTGACCTACGAGCTCCCGGCCGAGCCGTTCACGACGCTCGACCACGAGGCGAAGCTGGCCGAGCTCGAGAAGATCAGCCGTGCCCTCTACGCCGCGCATCGCGAACTGCCCGAGGTCAAGGACCAACTGGCCTACTACTACTTCGAGGCCTGGAAGAACTCGGCGGCAACCTCTGTCTCTGGACGTGATCGCGAAGCCGAAGGGGCGACGCGGGCCATCAAGAAGGACGAGCTCGACCTCTTCGCCCAGATCGACTCACTGAGCACCATCCGCGACTTCCTCGTGACCCTCATCGGCAAATGAGCCAGACGCAGGGCGCGCCAGACCAACGCGGGCAGCAGAACGTCGTCATCAACGACTTCTCCCCCGGCTGCTACGACGCCTCCCTGACCGTCGGGTCGGGCCCGACAACTCCCGCCACCGCGCCAGGCCCGTATCCGGCTCCGACGGGAGCGGCAGATGCCAACTTCACCTACGGCTGCATGAGCCTCCCGACCGGAGGCTTGGGACCTCTTCCAGCTTTGACGCAGACCAAGAGCCTGGCCGACATCTCCGTCGGCAACGCGGAGACCAACACGATCCTGTGCTTCCAGAACTCGTTCCAGACCAACCGTGACGAGATCGTCTTCGGGTTGGGAGTACCCGGAGCGGGAGGCGGGGGGCCCAACATCACGGCCATCTTGCAGTCCGCGCTGTGGGCGATCGTCAGCCCGGCCAACATCTTCGAGGTCACCTACAACAACCCGACCCACATCAACCCGAACAACTTCTTGTACCCGATGATGCCCTTCGCCTTCTCCACGAGGATGGCGGCATCGGACCCCACCATCACCGTCGGCCAGGCAGTCGTGGTGATCCCGGTCATGACGGGCGGGGTGAACGACTCCATCGTCGTCTATCCAGATCCTTCCGCTCCGACGGTGTCGGGAAACTTCGACCTGCTGGACGCGGGGGCGAACGGGAACTGTGGCCCGACCTTCGGACACCAAGGGCGCGTGGTCACCCTGACCTCGGAAGCCCGCCAGTGGCCGCGGAG